ACGAGAGTATTAGATGGATTGCTAAATTTAATGTAGCAGCCGCTGAATTTGACACTCTAGCATTTGCTAATGGTACTTTATATACAACTGTATCTGATGGTACTATTGTTAATTTAGATTCATTTGGTTACAACTTTGTAAAGAAAGAAATCGGATTAGTTGGATCATATTTTAGTAGACCAAATACATGTATAGCTTCAACAAGTGATTACACATTTATCTATAACAATAGAGTAATTGACAAAGCAATCAAAGGATTAAGAAGTTTCTTATTACCATCTTTAGCAAGTCCATTAGTAGTAAATGCTGATGGTACTTTAAGTGAAGATACAATAGGTTTCTTTAATTCTTTATGTGAAAGAGCTTTAGAAGTAATGCAACGTGATTTTGAATTATCAGCATTTGATGTAATAATTAATCCAAATCAATTAGTTTTAGTAAATAATGAATTAGTTATTTCTGTTAAATTAGTTCCAGTTGGTGTTGCTGATACAATTACAGTTAACATAGGTTTCGCATTATCAATTTAAAAAATAAAAAGACATGGCATATCCAATAGTACCGTTAATAAACGGAAAATCATATGAGTGGGCTGATATAGTTGTAAACGTTTTAGGAACGCCAATTATCGGTATCACTAACATTGAATACGAAGAAAAACAAGGCATGGAAAATATTTACGGAGCTGGTCGTATGCCAGTTAGTCGTGGATATGGTAAAATAGAACCAACAGCTAAAATGACTGTTTTAATGGAAGAGTTAGAGAATATTCAACTTGTTGCGCCATTAGGTCGCATACAAGATATTCCTGAATTTGACATTATTGTTATTTATTTAGATGCTGCATTAATTACTCGTAAACATGTATTGAAAAATTGCAGATTTATGAATAATAAGCGTTCATCTTCAAGTGGTGATACATCAATCCCTGTTGATTTAGAATTAATTTTATCACATATTCAATATTTATAATTTATTTATTATATTTGTAAAAAAAATACAAATATGAAAACAGAAATTGAATTAGAATTAGAATTAGTTAAATTAAAACAAACTCATAAAGTAGTAAGAACTTTAGAAGTATATTTAGATACTGATACTGAAGAAACTGCTACTTTATTTTTAAAAAAACCAGATAAAACAACACGTTCTTTAGTTAGTAAATTAGTTAATCAAGACAAATTTAGTAATGCAGTTGTAGCTTGTTTAAATGCTCTTTACATTGGTGGGGATGAATTAAAATTAGTTACTGAAAATGACGATGCTGTTGAAAGTGCTGGAATGGGAGTTGTTGATTTATTAACTGTTCAGAAAGCAATTTTAAAAAAAAATTAGATTATTATAAAAAGCAAATAGAAACGGATGAGATAGCAAGAAATAATGCACTTATCCGTTTTTTTTATAGAGAAAATCCCGAAAGTTTATCGGATAGCCAATGGGCTAAAAGAGTATCTGAAATGGATTATTGTTTAAAATATCAAGGCACTAGAGTAGATAAAATAGATGGCTAACAATTTAGAATACATATTAAGACTAAAGGATCAATTTAGTAAAACTATGCAGGGTGCTGCTAATCAAGTTAAAGGATTAGATGGTAAAATGAATGGTTTAAAAAGTAGGTTAAATGGTATGGGTTCTATGATAGCTGGAGCGTTTGCTGTTGGTAGTGTTGTATCATTTGGTAAAGCTGTTTTAGAATCTTTAAAAAATTATGAGTATTTTCATGCAAGTTTAAAAGTTTTATTATTTGGTAACGAAAAAGCTGCAAAAGCCTTAGAAGCTCAATTAGTTTCATTAGCAAAAACAACTCCATTTAGTTTAGTTGATGTTCAAGCATCCACTAAACAATTAATGGCTTATGGTTTTAAAGCTGGTGATGTTGTTGATACTATTAGAACTTTAGGTGATATTAGTTCAGGAACTGGTAATGATATTAAAGATGTTGTATATTTATATGGTACTTTAAGAACAAGTGGTAGAGTAGCTTTAACTGATGTTAATCAATTTGCTAATAGAGGTATTCCAATTTGGGAATCTTTAGCTAAAAACATGAAATTAACTACAAAAGAAGTTAGAGAATTTGTAGGTCAAGGAAAGGTTGGTTTTAAAGATGTAGAAAAGGCTTTTCAATCAATGACAGGAGCTGGTGGTCAATTCTTCGGAATGATGGATGCTCAAAGTAAAACAGTTGGTGGTCAATTATCTATGATGGGTGATAGTTGGGAACAACTAAAAGTTAAAATAGGACAATCTCAAACTGGAATTATTGCCAGCACTACTTCATGGCTAAATAATATGTTAGATGGTATTAATAGAGGTATTGATGCTATGAATTTATTAGACAAAGCATTTAAAGGTACTGAAAGTTCTCAATATGGTTTTTTTCAAAAATATCCACTTCATTATTGGCAACAATTAACAGGATTAGCAGGATTAAAACCAATTGAAGGAAGTTATACTGAAATGCGACAATATGGTGCTGGAATGCAAAAAAACTTAGGTGAAACATCTAAAGATAGATTAAGTGCGGCAACTAATAATGCAACAATATCTAATATGATAAAAGGTATTTTTGCTGATAAAACAATGTCTGCAATAGAAAAAAATAGAAGGGTTGGAGTTTTACAAGAAATAAGAAAGCAGAATTTAGAAGCTATGTCTATGTTTGATTTAAAAGAAAATAAAAGCCAAATAGAAGGAGCTGGAGGTGTTGATGGTGGCAAAGGAACTAAATCACTTGGAACAGGAACCGAAGTAACAGGACAACGCCCGCAAGCTATAAACATAAACATAAACGAATTAGTACACGAATTAAACATTCAAACAAATAACATGCTTGAAGGTGCTGGTCGTATGAAGGAGTTAGTTAGTAAAGCATTATTAGAAGCGGTAAATGATATTAATTTAATTGCAATGGCATAATGAATAGTTTTAAACCAAATACAAAAGGACAAGCTGAATTAATATTAAAAACGGCTGGAGGTGCTGCTGCAAAAACAGCAATACACGCTGCTTTTGTTAATTATAAAGAGATTGCAAAAGAACAAGGGTTATTTGATGTTACATCTATACTTACTGCTAAACGTGGTAAATTTGGTCAACAAATATTTGATGAATTTACTTTTTTAGCTGATAGTGTAAATAAATTAACTTATGAAATGCCAAATGAATATGGAAAAAATAGTATTATTATTATTGCTCCATTTACTTTTGAAACTGCTTTAATTGAAATAAATCAAACTAAAAATATAGTTAAAACTTCAATTAGTGGAATGAATGGTACTGTTAAAGAGTACATGAGCAACGGAGATTTTATAGTTAATTTAAAAGGTGTTATTGTTGGAAATATAGCAAATCAACGACCTGACAGAAACGATTTAAACGCTTTGGTTGCTTTTTTAAATGCTCCATTATCTATACCTATTAGCTGTACTTTTTGCGAAGAATTTAAAATAAATAGTATAGTTGTTGAATCTTATAAATTAAGTCAAAGAGAGGGAGCAAGGAATATTATTGATATTGAAATAAATATGATTTCAGATAGTGCTATTGAATTAAGCACAAGTTTAGAACAAAAAGATATATTTTCAACAAGAGTTCCATACGTTCAAAAATCAATGTTTTAATGTTCCAATGCAACTGTAAAATAACTATCACGTCAAAAGGTACTAATCGAAATGTTAGTTTTAACTTTGTTCATTCGATTGAGATTGAAAGTAGTTATGAGAATTTAACCGATACTTGTAAAATTACTATACCTAGAAAACTTAGTTTTGAAGGTAAAAATTTATTTGAAGGTAGCGATCCAATATTTAAAAGAGGTGATAGTATTGAAGTTTCAATTGGTTATGTGCCAAATTTAACAAGTGTGTTTACTGGTTATATTAAGAATGTAGGAACAAATGTACCAACTGTTTTGGAGTGCGAAGATGAAATGTATTTGTTAAAACAATGGACTGTTAACTATCCATCAAAAGTTGGATTAATTGAACGTTCAAAAAAAGGTAAATTATTAAAACATCCTAAAATTATTCCATTCAGCGTTAAATTAGATGAATTATTAGATTATTGTTTAACCGACCACGATATTGAATATGATATAATAGATAATATTGATTTAGGTCAATTTAGAATGATTAATGCAACTCCTGCTGCTGCTTTAGACAAACTTAAATCGGAATACGGTTTGTACTCTTATTTTGTGGATAAGGTAAATAAAACAACTGGCAAAGTAGTAATAGACATTAAAACTAATAAACCAGTTCGTGTTTTACACGTTGGCTTTGCAAACGATGCTGCTATTACTCACGAATCTACTTTTAAAATGGAGGAGGTGATAATTAATAGCGACACTTTAGAGTGGTCAAGGGCTGAAGATGTAAGAATACAATGTTCTGCAATTTCGATGTTTCCTGACAATACCAAAAGTGATCCTATTATATTTGGTGATCCCGATGGAAACCAAATTACTATACATAAATACAACATGAGTGCAACAGCTTTAAAATTAGCGGCTGAAGAATGGATTAAGGAAAATAAATACACTGGTTATAGAGGTGATGTTGAAACGTTTGGAGAACCAGTTATGAAACATGGCGATAGAATAAAAATTATAAGTACTAAACTACCTGAGCGTGATGGTACATTTTTAATTAAGAAAGTAAAAAGAATTTATAGTGTCGATGCTGGCAATCATCAAATATTTACATTAGGAGCAAAAGTAGGATAATGAGCAAAGATTTAAGAGATGCGTTAAGAAGTTTAGTAAAGCCAAATAACGATGGTTTTAGTAAAGTATGCACAATTGATAGTGTTGATTTAATAAAGTTAACATGTTATTGCGTGCCGTTAAATGATGATGCTGATATTATTAATGTACGTTTAATGGCTAATATTGATAATGGTTTCTTATTGATTCCAGAGGTTAATAGTATAGTAGTTGTATCTTTTTTAAGTGATGATTCTGCTTATGTATCTTTGGTTTCAAAGGTTAGCGAAGTACAATTAAATGGGAAAAACTTTGATGGTTTAGTTAAAGTTCAAGAATTAACTGATAAATTAAACGCTTTAGAAAATAAGGTAAATGATTTAATAACTGCATGCAGTAGTCAAGTTGTTACTTTAGCACCAAGTGGAACGTTTCCTTTAGCTTCATTCTTTACATCAGTAACTCCATTAATACCAACACAACAATTAGAAATAGAAAATATAACAATATTACAAGGCGATGGCAGTTAAAGATATAACATTAGATGATAATTTTGATTTAATTATTGAGAATGGAGATTTTAAGGTTTCTGATTCCGATATGCAACATATTCAATTAATATGTATAACTAATTTAGGACATTGGAAACAGTTTCCTTTAGTTGGTGTTGGTATTGAACAATACATAGCTTCAAGCGGTCAAACAGATGCTTTAAAACGTGCAATTAATATACAATTAGCTGCTGATGGTTATAAAGTAAATGATATATTAGTGCAAGGTACAAACGAAAATTTTACTTATTCAATAGATGCAGAAAGAAGTTAAGGTTTTAAACGGTCAAAGTATTTTTGATATAGCATTATACTGCTATAATGACGCTACATTGGTTTATAATTTAATTAATGAGAATAGTATTATTACGGATATAAATATGAATTTAACAGGCTTAAATTTGGTTTATACTCCTATTGAAATCATAAAATATGAAGCCAAAGAAAATCCAAATAAAGTAAATAAAGTAGTAACAATAAAAAAAGAACAAAGCCTATTTGACTTATCTTTACAGTATTACGGTGATGTTGAAAATGTTTATGATTTAATACAAAGTAATAGTTATTTAGATAGCATTTTAACTGATAATTTTAACGCTAATGTGTTAAATTATACAAGTGAAGTAAACTATGTAAATAGCTATTTTAGTAAAAATTTAATAGATATTGCAACAAAACCAAATATAATAACTAATTATTTACTTCAAGAAGATGGTAGTTATTTATTACAAGAAGATGGATTTAAGATAATATTATAATGGCAGATGAAAAAATAAGTTTTTTACCAACGGCTGGTCCGCTAACTGGAATGGAGATGGTTCCAATAGTTCAAAGTGGGGTAACTGTAAAAGTAAAAGCGCAAAATATAGCTAGTTTGAATAGTAGCTTGTTTGAATTACAAGCTAACAAACAAAATTCTTTAACCGTTGACGGTACTGGCGTTAAATATCCAACAGTAGATGCTGTTAATGCAGGATTAGTTGATGTTAACACAAATGCTATTGATAAAGTAACTGTTAAATTATCTCAAGCAATAAATAAAGGACAAGCAGTTTATGTTTCAAGTGCAACAGGAACTAATATAATCGTTTCTAAGGCATCAAATACAAGTGAACCTACAAGTAGTAAGACTATTGGATTATTAGAAACAACTGGTGCAATAAATGCTATTGTAAACGTTGTAACAAGCGGTTTACTAGCTGGCTTAAATACTTCAACTGCAACTATTGGCGATCCAGTTTGGTTAGGAGTTAGTGGAAATTTAATTTATGGTTTAATTAACAAACCTTATGCTCCTGCTCATTTAGTTTATATTGGTGTTGTTACTCGTGTAAGTGCAACCGTTGGAGAAATATTGGTTAAAGTTCAAAACGGTTTTGAATTAAAAGAAATCCACGATGTCGATTTAATTAGTAATGCTCCTACAAACAACGATGTACTTGTTTATGATAGTGCTACAAGTTTATGGAAAAATAAGCAAATAGATAATATATTTACAGTTCAATTTGAAACAGGTGTATTAAGCCCAGCGGATGCAACAACTTACTACTTTTCAGATGTAAGGCTAGCTCCAAATTTAACCGCAACTAATTTTAATTATAACTTAGGTTCTGCTTATACAATAATTGGTGCTAGAATAAGTATTGGTAATAATGTCGTTAGTGGCACAACTGAATTAGCAACTTTACAAATTAGAAATATAACACAAGGCACAACTTCTAGTTTAGGTACATTTAGAACAGATGCTACAAGTGTTTCAATTAAAGGCACTACATTTACAGGTGCAAGCATATCCGTTGCTGCTAGTGATGATATTGTTGCTCAAATTGACTTTCCAACGTATGCTAATAATCCAACAAATATCATAATTTTTTTAACTTTAATTTGTAAAAAATAATGAAAACATACGAGATTAAATATGAACCAATTACTATTGATGGTAAAGTTATTGATAAATATAATATTTATTATTATATAGACAATGTTTTAGAAAATAAAGAATTTTACGGATATAATTTAGAATTACCGTTAATTAAAATAAGAGAAAATTATAATTTAAAAACAAAATAAAATGGCACAAGAATTAGAAAAAATAGCTGGTAATAATGGAAGTAAATTAATTACTGGAACATCAGCAAATACAATTAACCATACAGCATTTTCAGTTAGAGAAGATACAGTTATAAGTGTTTTAACTGGAGTAAATGATTTAGGGGTTGCAACTGATTATAAAGTATCTTTAGGATTAAGTGGCGCTACTTTAAAAGCTGGTGATTATTATTGTGTACCTATGAATAATAAACTAACAGCTTTAACTTTAACAAGTGGCTCTGTAATTTTATACTAAAATGATAATCGGAAAAGCAATAAGTCCGTTTGCTATTAAGCGTAGGAATGGCACTGTACCTAACGATGCCGATGCGCAAGCGTTTATAACAGCTAGTGGTATTAGTGGCACAGAAGCTACTGCTATTAATACTTTGGTTGTTACTTTAAAAAGTATAAATATTTGGACTAAAATTAAAGCTGCTTATCCTTGCGTTGGTTCGAGTGCAACAAGTATGAAATGGAATTTAAAAGATGCACGTGATTTGGATTCCGCTTATAGATTGACATTTGTAGGTGGTGCAACATTTAGCGCAAATGGTATTCAATTTAACGGTACTAATTCTTATGCAAATACTTTTTTAATACCTTCAACTTCTTTAAGTTTAAATTCAGCACACTTGTCTTTTTACTCAAGAACTAATAATGTTGGAACGTATGCAGATATGGGTGGAAATGGTACAGGCTCAACTAATGATAGTTACTTTCAGATATTATCAAAATGGAGTGACAACTCTTTATATGCAATGGTAAATGATACTGATTTTACTACAAATGTAGTAACAAATTCTTTAGGTTTAATGTTAGGTTCAAGGACCGCTTTAAATGTTTCTAAAAGTTATAGAAATGGAGTTGTTATTACTAGCAAAACAGCAGCATCAATATCAAGACCTTCAAAAAATGTTTTTATAGGAGCAAGAAATAATGCAGCGGATGGTATATTAAATTACTCAAATAGACAATGTGCCTTTGCATCAATAGGAGATGGCTTAACCGATGCTGAAGCCTTAGCACTATACAATGCCGTACAAACTTTTCAAACAACTTTAGGTAGACAAGTATGATAACTTTAAAAGATATAAAACAAGCGCAATGGGATTTATACGTTGGCTTATTAACAATAGAACAAAAAGATAGTTTATTAATTCAATGGTATGCACCTGACTGTTACTTTAACCCTATCCAAGACATTAACGATAATTGGATTATTAGCGTTGAGGAAATGGCTAATTGCACGAATGAAGAGTTTATTTGGGTTAAAGATTTACCATTAATTATTTACGAACCAAAACCAAGCCCACCACCATTTAACTAGTTATGAAAGAACTTGCGTCCTTAGAAAATAAAATTAAATTAGTAACTTTTGCGGCTGGATTAATGTCGATGTACTTTGCTATAAAATCCGATATACGAGAATTATATACTGAAAAACGTTACGAGGTTGAACATTTGCAATATCAAATAGAGGAGATTAAACAAGATTGTTGCGATGAAAAAAGCAAAGATAAAAAGGTAATTTACAAAGAACAAATGGCTGTAATACCAAGTGAAACTAAGATTGAAGCTATATTTTAATTATGGAATTACAATTAAAGCGTGAAACATTTACAGAACAAAGCACTATTGGTACTTTAACTATTGATGGTGTATTTGAATGTTTTATTTTAGAGGATCGAGATAGGGGTTTGAATGATACTTTAACTTTGGAGCAAATATTGAAAGTTAAAGTGTATGGTAAAACTGCTATCCCTTACGGACGTTATGAAGTTGACTGGACTATGAGTGCGAGGTTTAAAAAAATGATGCCTATATTATTAAACGTAATCGGTTGGAGCGGAATTCGCATCCACAGCGGAAATTCCGAATTGGACTCGTTAGGCTGTTTGCTCTGCGGCACTCGTAAAAAAAGCAACATGATCACTGAAAGTACTTTAGCAACTAGAAATCTTTACGTAAAGATTGAAAACGCTAAAAAGCAAGGACAAAGAATTTATATAAATATTGTACGATGAAAAATATAATTGATTCTTTTAAAATGGGCAACGCTGGCTTTTCTAGTCGCAAATTAACAGCCTTTACAATTATTGCGTGTATTGTTGCAGCTCACGTTAAATGGCTTAGTATGGGTGATTTAAGTATGTTGGGTGAAGTATTTATTATTGATTATGGCTTTGTCGCTGCTCTTTTTGGAATGACTACTTATTCAGGTTTGAAATCTAAAGAATAAATATTATATTTACACGTTTGTTTAAATTAGCTAGGTTTCATGTCCTAGCTTTTTTTTATTAAAATAATTGCGTTTGCTCAGTTTTTGATTTGCTTAATATTCCTAAAGCAGTTTCAAAGATAGTTTTACCAGCTTCATAGTCAACTAAATTACGTGCCATTTTATCTATTCTTTGTTCACCTTTATATTTAGTAAAATCATAATCGTGAAATTTACATAAAGATTTAAATTCGTGATTTATTTCAGTTGTTTTTGCAGTTGTTTTATTTCCACCTATTACTATTTTCCTTTCATTCAAATCATTTGGTAAATTAAAATTACACCAATATAAATGCCTACCTCTTTTTTGTGCCGGTATTAATGGCTCATAATATGGAATAACATTTTCAACTAAATATTTACCCTCAAAATAATTATCTAAAAATAATATTTCTTCATATAGTTTTAAGTCAGGGTAAATTGCAATTGTTGTATTTTTACGTGCAAACCTTGCTCTACTATGGCTCGGACAAGGCGGTGAACTCCAAATAAAATCAAACTCTTTATAATGGTCAAGTAAATATTGGTGTGCATCTGCAACAATTACTATATCATTTGGGAAACGCTCTTTATATAATCGTGCGGCTTCGGGGTCAAGTTCAATAGCAGTAACTTCAATATCACTTTTAACCTCATTCCATTTATATCGGTTGCCGCCTAAACAAGCATATAAGTTTAATATTTTCATCTAATCAAAAGCCCTCCAACAAAACCCAAACCAAAAGCAGCAATCCCTACCTTTCGTGTTCGTTTTAATTTCTTATCTAACTTAGTAATTAATAAACTATCTTCAGTATGCCTTAAATCTTGCATAGTTGCTTTCTCTTGCATTATTCCTGTTAGTTCGCTATAACTTATTAATTGCGTTTCTTGACGTGTTATAATGCCTAAATTAAAGGAATCCATTTTTAAACATTCAGCGTTTAACTCTGCTAAATAACTTTTGCAAGTATCAGGTGCTTGCCGGTATATTGTATCGTATTTAGTTTTATAGCGTGTTACTATTTTAGGCTTCAGCTTCATTAAGCTATCAATGATTAATGAGTCCTTATTGATATGTACTTTAATGCTATCAATACGTTGGTCCAATACGCTAGGTGGTATCGGTATCGGTTTATTTTTACCTTTGCAGGTTATCATTAATGCTAAGCAAGCCAATGCTACTATAATAGTTGGCAGTACTATTTTATATGCCAGTTCTTTGATTATTTGTTTCTCTTCGTTATTCATATTAGTCTTGTTTGTTTAACTACGTTCTTTAACTTCAATAGTTATTTGATTTCCATTATTGGTAAATTCCTTGACTTGTTTAATAGCTTGTTCAAGTAATACTTGTAATTGAGCCTCTGTAAAATTTGCCCAATGTGATACTAATTCTATTTTATAAACTGTTGCCATATTAGTCTTGTTTGTTTAGTGAGTTAATTGTTTCTTCATAAATATCAGTAAAATGAGTATCACTTGTATTACCATAATATTTGCCTAATCTGTGAAATTGAAATGCTACTTGAAAAATATAATCAGCCATATCATTTTGGCATTGAATGTATCCATGCATAAAACTACTTTTTAGTAAAGTATCACCATAATTTTTAAATGCTAACTGTTCTATTTCTTCTTTAGTTTTCATCATTCAAATAATTTAATAGTGATTTTTTACGCTCTTTTAAATTTTCCAATTTAGATTTATTTATCTCTAAAATGTTTGCTTGTTGCATGATTAAGTTATCTAAATTATGTATTTCAAAATCTAACTCTTGGATTATTTCCGTTGGGTGTTTGTCTTTGTTTGTCATGGTTAAAATAGTTTTTGTTGGTTAGTATGGTTGTTTATTCTTTGCATTGCTTTATCGTAGTATTCTTTATCAAGTTCGCACGCTGTAAGGTCAAATCCGTAATCGTGGCACGCTATTGCAATACTGCCTGAGCCTAAATGTGTATCGAGTATTTTGTCGTTTGGTTTAGCGTATTTGTCAAGTAGCCATTTGTATAGTGCAACGGGTTTTTGAGTTGGGTGGATTCTATTTTGTTGTGATGGGTGTTTATCGTATTTTTTAGCACTTGAATTAAAGGAAGTCCAAGCCATTTCAAATTGAGCAAATGTCACATCTTCAGAAAATCCTTTATCCCATAGTAGCCAACAAGAAGATGGAATTAAATATTCAGTCATATAGTTACCGCCCCAAACTATTTGATTTTTAGATACTCTTTTTAATTCGTTAAAATATTCTTTACTTGGGATTGAACTATCGTTCCCTGAAAATTTATGATAGTTACTTTTTTTATCTCCTTTTCTCCTTCCCATTGAAACATTAATATTAATTCCATAAGGTGGGTCAACAATAGCCAGGTCGAAGTGATTATCTTCATACCTAGCCATTAGTGCCATATTACATTCGTTTGTTATGGTTAGCATTAACGTATTTGTAAATTTTTATTATAACTAATCGTGGCACCACAAACTAATTGACCGCTTTTAATAGCATCCTTAATAGCTTTGTTATCAGGGCTTGTTACTGTTTTGGTAACTATAAAGCAAGCATCTAACTGGCTCTCATTCGTAATCTCAACACTTTCACTATTCCTAAATGATAGTTTAATTAGTGGTGTTTCAATTTTCTCAACATCATATAACTGCATGGCTGAAGATACGGTATTTTTTAATCGGTCAGTTAAATTAGATCGTACTTTCTTTAACTTGTTTAACCTAGCAATTTCATTATCTATTTGCTCACAATCATAGTCAAGCTGTTTTATAACGTAGCAGTAATCAACTGCTTTGCTTTGGAGTTGTTGCTCGTTAATCTCTAAGGCTTGTTGCACTTCATAGGTCATTTCGCCCTCTGCTTCAATTATTTGATTAATCAATAATTGATATTCATTTTGGATTTTGTAAATTGATTGATTCATAGTTTTTCTATTTTATAATTATTAAATGTATCTATTGTATTTTCGGGATCTAATGGAAAGCCATCTTGAACAAATATTTTGTAAACTATTTTTATCTCTTCAATTTTGCCATAGCACCAGGTCCCACCATTTGGCTCTACTGAATCTTCAAGCCATATCCTTATTTTATCTCCATCTTTATATTCCATTTGGTTTATTTTTTAAATCGGTTAATATAATCATCAAAAGTAAAGTATTTAGGCTCTCGGCTGCCCCTTAAGTAGTTTAGTTCGTCACCAGCTCTAGCTTCTTTAAAGCAATATTCCATGTCTTTTATGCAATATTTAAACTCGTTACGGTATTCCTCAAACTCTTTTTCTAGTTGTATGTATCGGTTTGCCAATTCCAACAACTCATTTTCTGTTATTATTTCTTTGTTTGCCATGTTATTTCATTTTTAATAATTTCTAATTGTGCCTGAAAGTTACCGATTAAGCCAGCAAGGTCAAATACTATTTCGTTAAATGGTTTCTCCATTGCAGCATCGTATTTGATTTTATTTTCTGCTTGGTACTCTTCGATTTTCTTTATTATATTTTCCATTTTATTTAAGTGTTAGTTTTAATTTATCTTTTAATTCAATAACTTCTTTATTTGCTTTCTCTATTGGATTTAAAGCCATGTAAACGCTTTGTAATTCAGCAAGCGTGCTAACTACTATCAATTTACTTTTAGCATCCTCAAAGTTAGTTTGTGTTATCGGTGCAGACGTTTTTCTTTGGTCATTATCAATATCGTCCTCATCGGTTGCAATGTGAAAATACTTTAATAAAAAATACCTTTCTGCATACGTTAAAGCACTACCTAAACCTTTTTCCCAATCGTTCTGACCATTAGCACCAAATGAGTTTACATCCCTCTCACCAGTCGCACAATCAATCCAAGTAAATTGCATCATAACTTTTGATAGGATTTCCGATTTACTACCTTTTGCAGTTGAATAGTCTTGTCTTGTATTTTCAATACTAACAACTTCCTGTTTTAAAATCAAACCTAACTGATTCATTAATGGCTTTATTTCTCCAAGCACTTTGTCACCAGTTACATATTTATATTGGTAGGTTGTTTTGTCTTTGCCTAATCCGTTTATCTTAGTTTGGATGTGCAGTAATTTTTGATATAAGTTGTATTTTTCCATATTATAAATAATTAAGTGTTTTTAAATGAATTTCTGTTAACTCGCTTTGTATGTCGGATATAAATCCGCTAACCGTATCGGCTTCGTAAATGTTAATCGAGTTTTCGTGGTAACTGTGATCCACTTTCCATTTACTGCTTAATTCAATTTTGCAAGTAAATTTTACCTCGATGTAATTTGATTTCTCAATTAGCGTAAAGCGTAAATCTTTGTCTCGTTCAATGCGACCATTCTCGATTTCGTACAATTCAAATGTAGCATCTAATATGCCCTGAATGTAATGTTTATTGATTATCATGTTAAATAAAAAAGCCTAACTGCTGAGGGAAGCAGAAAGGCTGTTTAAAAGTTATGCTAATTAGATGTTTAAGTCCCTCAACTCAAACTTAGCGTTTACAAATATATAATTAATTATTTACATAAAAAAATTTATTTTATTTTTATAAATTTATTGTCATTTTGGTATTTTGATTATTTCAAATTTCCACTACTTTTTATAACTTGTTTATTTTTAAGTGTTTGCAAGTTTTCAAATTTCCACTTTTTACCTTTTTAAAATGGTAATCCGCTATCGTCAACAATATTAACATTTGGCTCAGTAGTAGTTGGCTTAACAAATGGCTCTTGGAACGATGCACTAAAATACTTCGTGCCTGTTTGGCTTTCTTTTACCCACAAAGATATTTCCATTTCTTTGTCGTTTACTTTTACCTTGCCACGATAATCGGGCTGGCTTTCTTTTGTTTTGTTGTTTTTGAAGATTGCTCCTGAGTTGTTTTTTGTTTCCATTTTTTATTTGTTTTTTAGTTTATTAATTTTTCTTTGTTTTCTTGCAGCTTGTATTATATGGTTGTGTGTGTCAGTTAACTGCCTTCTAAAGTCGCTGGTGTTTTTACCAATCATTCTAACGGCTGTATCAAAGATATAACCGCATTCAATGTAGTAAGCTACTAACTCTACTTGTTTATCCAATTCTACTTTAAAAGGGCTAATGTGGACTTTCTTATGCTGATAATCTCGATCAATCCATTCGCTTGTACGGTGCATCATAACGGTAAATAAAAGGCTACTACTGCCACAATTTGATGAATAGATTAACTGGTCCTCGAGTGATTGAATTTCTTTTAGCATATTAAAAAGGGCATTTAGTTTTTAGTTTATTTTCTTTAATTGTTTTCCAGTCTTTTTGTAGTTTTTCTTTTACTGCTAAACGGATAAAATGGTTTACATTTATACCATAATCTTCTAAGGTTTCAAAGGCTTTTTTTTGAGTTTCTGTAAAACCTATAACCTTTTTATATTTAAGTAGTTGCATTGTTATTGATATTGTTTTATTGGTTTTAGCGAGTAGTTATAACCAATGCTAACAAGCAGCAGTCATATAATCAACATTCTCAGACTTGCTAAACAAATCAATAACCGCTTCTGTTGAAATTGGTATGATGTGATATGTTTCACTATTCCGTTTTTTGATGTATAATTTAGGTTTATCAAGTTCGCCACTCGTTACGCAAACCATTTGTTTTTCATTTACTTTTTTCTCTAAAGCAAATCCGTGATAGCCTGTTTGTTTAAACTCGACATTACAACTCATATCGGTTCTTTTAAATCCTAAATCAATGTATTTTTGGTATTCCATATTGTTATTTTTTTTAAGTTAATTAATCAAAAGCACTGGTTATAACAGCACATAAGCAAAAGCACAAATTCACCGCTAAAGCCAACGCTATTTGTGCCTTCGCCTATCTGCAAACCGTTATATTTTACTTTTAGCTTTTAAATATTTAATGTATAATTCAAAATTAAAGTTATCCCACCACTGGGCTTTGATTATTGTTGCGATTTCCATTCTCTATACATTACGTTTATAATTGATATAATTGCTATTAGTAGTATTAAAGGTATCATTTTATTGTTTTTAAGTAGTTATTAATTTTCTTTTTAATTCTCAGTCTTAATTCTGATGGCTCAATTACTTCGTGTGCCAGGTTTAACAATTCCGTTTCTAAACGTATTGGATAAACTTTTGTTTTAGGTTGTTTTGTTTTCATGTTACAAATGTACACACTATGTATACAACTACCAAATTTATTTTTAATAATTTACCTAACTGCTTGATTATCAATATAATAGTTTTTTATTGCCTAAATATATTTTTATTGATTTGTGTTTTGTATTGAATTAATAGTTATATTTGCATAAATTACGATCTCAATAAATACGGTAATTAACGACATTAAAACTGCTCGGATAATGAATTGGCGTGAGATCCCAAGGATTTATTCGGGCATTTTTATTTATGATTAAACCATACGAACACCAGCAAAAATCTATTAATGAGATTTTAGAAAAATTCCAAACTAATCAAAGAGTGCTTTATCAATTGCCAACAGGCGGCGGTAAAACTTTTGTATTTTCTTTTTTAACTAAACTTTGGGTTGAAAAAACTAATAAGAAAGTATTAATACTTTGTCACAGAGAAGCTTTAATAAATCAAACAGTAAAATCTTTAAATCAAATTGGGTTAACATGTGAATCAATTACAAGTAATGTAAAAAAATTAAAACATGATTCTAATGTTTATGTTGGCATGATCCAAACTATTAACAACCGATTAAATGATAATGAGGATTTTTTTAGGGATGTCGATTTAGTTATTTGTGACGAATGTCATTGGTTAATTTTTGATAAAGTTTTTAAATTTTTTCCATTTGCTAAAATATTAGGATGCACAGCAACCCCAATAGTTCAAAAGAAAATTACATTTTATAAATGCCAACACTGTAAAACTAAATATGAAGTATTAACTAAGTGTTGCAACGATGAGGTTATTGAATGGACTAGACCATTTACTATGTCTGAAATTTACAATGATATTGTTGTAGGAGCATCAATTCAAGATTTAATAAATGAAGGTAAATTAGTTCAAGATTTATCATTTGTTAAAAATTATACTGATAATTCAAATTTAAAAATAGATGCTAAAAGCGGTGACTATACAGAAGCATCAATGAATGAGGCTTATAATAACGAAGATGCTTTATTTAACGTAGTTTTAAATTATAAAGAAATATGCGAAGGTAAAAAAACAATGGTTTTTAATGCCTCTACAAAAGCAAATCTATTAGTTTATAATAAATTTATAGAAGCTGGTTACACTAATATTAAAATGATAGATAGTGTTAATGAATGCGAAAGTGATAAAAGTGTAATTGAATGGTTTAAAAATAATCAAGACGGAATACTTTGCAATGTAGGTAAATTAACAACTGGCTTTGACGATCCAACTGTTGAGGCTATAATTGTTAATCGACCAATAGCTTCGCTTTCTTTATGGTTGCAAATTGTAGGTCGTGGAGGTCGCTCAACAACTAAAATTTATAAAGATAGTTTTATTGTAATAGATGGCGGTGGCAATGTAGATAGGCACAATGAATGGTCAGATAATACCAGGGATTGGAGACGTTTATTTTTTGAAGGTAAAGAAAAAGAAAAATCAAAAAAAGAGGATTTAGAAGATTTACAACCATGTGAAGCATGCGGTGCTTATTTTCCAAAAACTATTGATGTTTGTCCTGAGTGCTTAACACCAGTTGAGGTAAAAGAAAAAAAAGAACGTGAAAAAATAGAAGATTCAATTGTTACAAAGCCAATAAAAGCCATACCTTTACCGAACCCCGAAAAAATATATCTTTATACAATTTCGCAAAATGAAGATTTAAACTTTGCTTATAGAATATTGATTAATCAAATATTTGATTTATTTAGGTATTATAGAATAAGTAAAGAACAATATTTATCTAATTTAAGCGATGGACGTTTAGATAATAAAATAACTAAAATGATTAAAATATCTTATAGTCATTTTAGAAGTAAACATGATTTAACAAGTGGGGTAAATAGAACACACAAATATTTAATTAATAAAGTAAAAGAAAAATTAGAAAACTATTATGGCAACTAAAGTTCAAATGTCTTATTATGACAACAAATTCTCGAAAACAAAAAAAGAAATTGATATTGATAATTATATCGGTTTTATTCAACATGGTACGAATCAGGACTTAGTTTTAAAAGCCAGGGCTGTTAAACAAAAAGGTAATGAAGAAGAATATAAAAAGCTAAAAAATACTTCTAAATGTGTTACCGGATCAGCTATTCTTAATGAAGGTGCTAAAACTGATAATAATATTAAATCAATGAATGGTTTAATAGTTATTGATATTGACGATCAAATTAACGAAGATGTTAAAAACGACGATTATACATACATTTACCATAAATCATTTGGAGGTGACGGACTTTGTATTTTTGTTAGAATTAATCCCGATAAATTTGAAGATAGTTTTAATGGACTTGCAGACTACTATCATAAAAATTATAATATAACAATAGACCAAGCGTGCAAAAATAGAAACCGATTAAGGTATCTTAGTTATGATCCCGATATTTTTGTAAATGACAAAGCTAAAAAATTTATAGCTAAAGAGGTTAAAAAATTTCAAGCCCCAAAAGAAACCAACTTTATTTATACCAAATCTGATTTTGACTTTATATTAGAGCAAATTAAAGAACGTCACATTGATTTATGCAATGAAGATTATCATACTTATATTAGAGTAGGTTTATCTTTATTTGATAAATTTGGAATCAGTGGCGAAGAAACTTTCCATTTTATTTGCCAATTTGGTAATAAATATAATCGTGAAAAATGCGCTAAAGATTGGAAAGGTTTATGTAAAAATTCAACTGGTAAAGTTAAAATAGGTACTTTTTACTATTACTGCAAACAAGCTAATATTCAAATTTATAGCGAAAAAACTAAACACATAATAAATCGTGTTAAAATTTCAAAGGCTCAAGGAAACCCAACTATTGAAAGTGTAAGTAAAAATTTATTGGTTGCTAATGAAATAATAGTAAATGAAGAAGATGAGCAACTCATTAAAGAATTAATTGAAAGTAAAGTTGACTATTCAAATGAAGTAAATTCGGAATTAAAAGAAATTGAACAACTTGAAAACTTTATAATTAATACATACGAACCTAAAATTGATTTAATAACAAACACTACTTATATTTTAAATGAAGTAGTTTTAACCGATACGGAGGTAAATGATATGTATTTGGCTGCAAAGAAATCATTTGATTTTAACGTACCAATTAACGATGTACGATCAATTTTAAATTCAAATAAAGTAAATAAAATAAATGTGCTTACTGATTTTCTTAATATTAATAAATCAAATCCAATTGGTATAATTGAAGAATACGCTAAATGTATTTATCCACAAAGTGAATATAATGTTTGGGCTTTTAGAAAATGGATAGTAGGAGCTTTACATAATTGGACCTCAAACCAAAATGAAAAATTAGTTTGTCCACTTACTTTAGTTCTAACAGGTCAACAACATGGCACAGGCAAAACTAGCTTTTTAAGAAATATTATGCCAAAAGAACTTGATAAATATATTGTTGAGGCAAAAATTAACGGTCATGATAAAGATAGTATGTACACTTTATGTAATAGCTTATTGGTTTTAGACGATGAATTTGGAGGTAAAGCCTTTAAAGATGTTAAGGAATATAAAGCCATTTCAGATATGAATATCATAACACAGCGTAGGCCATATGAGCGTGAAGCTAAAACATTTAAAAGACGTGCTATTCTTTGCGGAACTACAAACGAAATTGATATTTTAAAGGATGTAACAGGAAACCGTAGAATTTTACCTATAAGCGTTGAAAAGGTCGATTATGATAAAATGCTTGCTATTGATAAAACAAGTCTTATAATTGAAGCCTACAACCTTTTAAAAGCTGGTTTTGAATGGATATTAAGAACTGAAAACGAAATCGAGTATTTAAAACTAAATTCATCCAAAAATGAAACCGTTTTACCGATTGAAGAAATATTCTTTAAACATTTTTCAATTGAACAAACAGCAAATCATATCTTTGAAAAAGTTTGGAATCAAGGCGAAATTTTGGAATACTTAAATTTTAAGTCAATTTTGAAACCTACAAAGTATGACTTAAAAGAAGTTTTAACCAAAAATAAACTTGAATATAAAATGTATCGAGTTGATCGTGGAACTAAAAGAGGTATCATATTATGGTCAATAGAGGGTGAAAATATCATTAAAGATGAATCTGAACCGTTTTAGGTTTAATTTGTTTCATAATGTTTAAAAAAAAAATAAACACGGAAACCTTTGGTATCATTGGCAAAAGTATCAAATGTTTCACTGTTTAATAAAATATATATAAATATATATATTTATATAATAGTAATAATAAAAATAATAATCAATAATCAATTCTTAAAAGTCTTTACAATAAAAATCAATGAAACATGAAACAAGAAACAGAAAATAACCTCCAACAATCAATTTTTTTATTTTTCCATAATACCTACTGTCTTAAATCTCATAATCCCCGAGCAATAATTTTCAGCATCCCCAACGGTGGAACTCGGAATATTCGTGAAGCTATGACTTTTAAAGCTACTGGATTATTAAAGGGCGCATCTGACCTGGTTGTTATATTCCCAAATGGTAAACTATGCTTTGTTGAATTAAAGATAGCTAAGGGGGTGCAAAGTGCCGAACAAAAGGATTTTGAGTGTCGAGTGTCGAGTTTAGGTTATGAATACCATTTGATTAGAAGTTTAGAGGAATTTAAGTTATTGACTTTAAAAAATATTTAATACATTTGTATTTAATTAAATAATTTATTTTAATTATGGATAATAGAAAAAATAACGGAGCTGCAAAAGGTGAAGATAGAGGACAAGGTCGCAAACCTAAATCTGATGAAGTAGCAATGATTGAGAAAATGGATGCTACATTAGCTCCAATAACTGTTTGGCAGTCATTAGCTGCTAAGGTTGAAATAGGCGACACAATGGCAATTAAATGCTGGTTAGAATACAGATATGGCAAACCTAAACAATTGATAGGCTTAGTAACTGAAAATGAATCACTTGAACAAGTATTTAAAATAGGTGGTGTTGAAATAAAACTTTAAAATAATTACAGATGTCAAATAAACAAATCTTATTCGAATCGTTCCCCAAACAAGATGAGTTCCTTGAAGCTATTTTCAGCAACAAGTTCAACTTCATTATGTATGGTGGTGCGATTCG